CGTACTTAGCCACGCTGGCCAATCGGCATTACCAAAAACAGCAACCGGCTTAGACTCCGCAAAATAGGTTTTCGTCAAATCAGGAGGTAATCGACTTTCCTGTAATTGAATTTCCAATTTATTTAATGCATTTAAATTACTTTGATAATTTGCAGAGTCGCTAGCACACAAATTAATCTTAGCCTGTTCATATTGAGACAAAATTTGTATATCAGGTATATTAACAATATTATCCCACTCACCAAACGTTTGATAGTTTCTAACAATATAAAAAATTGTTACATTAATTACCTTATACGGATTCACCTTAAAACAGCCATTATCATCTGGCGTCTCAATACTGAATAATATTTGATCGGTAATAGTTGGATTATCATTTATCGTTTTAACTGCCAATTTAATCTCCTTAACTAAATATCAATGACACACTAAGACTACCAGGACGAATAATTTCATTTAACTTGGTAGTAATAATAGTCCCCTCTTGGTCATTACTATTAAATATACAACTAAAATTACTAATCTGTTTCATATCAGAAATCTCTTTTATCAAATCTGTTTCCTTAAGAATTTTACCATATTCCCAATTATTTAAAGAAAAGAAATTGCTAATTCTTTGATCAATTTCAATTCGCAATTCAGTATCGAATTTCCTATAAGCACGATCCAATATTAAATCTACTGTAACATCTACATAAATAATAATGCCATCTTTTATACACACATAATCAGTAAGCATTTTTTTTGAATTTAACATGTTTGTAAGATCAAGTTTTAACTCATCAGATGCTTTTATTAAATTATTCCCGTCTTTAGCCAATATATAAACATCTATTACATTGCCAGAACATCCATAATTTCTTAATAAAGCAATAGATTTACCAATTTGCCCGTGATAAGGCGTAGCAAATTGATCCACTAAAGTCTTGTAGTCACTTCCAGAAACACACCTATTTTGAACTTTAACCCACAAGGGCAATTTTTTTCTAACATCTTCAATTGCATCCCCTCCGTAACCATATTTGCCCCGAGTATAATTTTTAAAAGTAATAGGGATTCCAGTAGACACACCAAGAGTGCCTCCTAATTTCTGCAATTCGACATATCCCGTAACAATATTTCCAATAGTCCCACCGCCCACTCGATAAGTAACAGTAATGGCAGCCCCAGCGGAAGGAATTAACCCAGCACGATTATTGCCAAAAATAATGAATCCAACATAAGTAGAATTAAACTCAACACGATATTCTTTGCGAGGATTAGAATCAGTAAAAACATCCACTCTCGACCATGTTTCCCCATTAACTTCTACTTGAATAGAATCATAAAGCACGGGCGAATTAGGTATAGTTAAAGTTTGAGAAATAGCCCCTGAGCCAGTAAACGCCCCCACCAAAGTGCGTCCTTCTAAGCCAATAATACTAGAATTAATCCTACCGCCCGCAGGTATAATAATATCTTGATTAAAAATTGGTTCATTATTAGAATTAGCTGAAAATAATTCAATAATAATAGGGGTGCTTCCCACTAAAACATCTATAGCAACTGGAGTAGGCATATGAACATCAGTAGAATAAACAGCATTAAGAGTTCCAGTCCACATAGAAGAAGAAGCAATGGGTGGTTGAGGCTGAAAACCAATTAATCTGGCCATTCGAAAAGCATTTTCTACCTCAGTAACAGTATCAATAAACAATTCATTAACAATTTGATCCATTTTAAATGATAAAGTATCAGCCAAAAAGGCCCAATTCTCAATTAGCATAATTGCAACCGACGATTCAACCAAATCATTAAAGGTATTAGGTAAATCAGTCCCATTAGGTCCAAAACGTTCCCGAATAAAATCCACCAACCTACTTTTCATTGACCAAAAATCTTGATTAGTATAATTAATGCTAACAATACTGGGATTTTTAACCAACCCAGATTGAGCATATGGAACATAATTTATTGACGACATAATTTCTCCTACGTAGATAAAGGAACCTCTAAAATTAATACCTGAACATCCTCAATATGACCAGGATCAATGAATTCGATTCTAATTAACAATATGTTGTTTTGTGGCAAACCATTTTCATTCACTCTATTAGTCACATTAACGCCTTTAATAGCAATTCTAGGCTCCCAAGTTTTTATAGCATTGAGAATCATGTCCCTAGTAGAAATAGCAGTTGTTTCATCATTGGGATCAAAAATTATACTTCGTAACGGGGTGCCAAATTGAGGAAGCATCACACGTTCCCCAGGATTCGTTAGCAATAAAGTCAATAAATCAGATCTTACCTGATCAATGCCTTGTTGAGAATATAATAGCCCTAAGGGATGTTTTTCTATAGGATACGGCATTCCATACAACATTAAACTCCTTCCCCTGCGGCGGCTTCAAGAGCAGGCACATCTCCGGTCGGGTCAAAACTTGCTCCTCCTTCGTCACCAGTCAAAGTACATTTTTGCCAAGGCTTACATGGTGCATACGGTTTCATATGATATATACTCGCACATGTAGCATCTGGACTAGCTGAAGCATAAACTCTATCGCTATAAACAATCCCCTTAGGCGTAAAACAAAGTACCGGCCAGACGCAAGGTTGGCATTCATTTCCAGTCTTCGGTGTACAATCCTTACCAGCCATTAACAAAATAATCTTTTTAGCTAAAAAAGCATGAGTTTCCGCTGCATTATAATAGTATTTCTCACTAGAAATCACCGTATGTTGACTTACCAGAGTAATCTTATTTGTAGGATTTTTATCCTTATCTCCCACCACAGTTACATGATTATCATATGTTGTATTAATATAATCTCCACCTACTTTTAACCATACTTGCCCAGGACCTTCAGGAATTTCCTGAAAATGCATAATATGAGGACCGCGATCAGCATTATCTTTTTGAGGACAGTATATTTGTATACTCTGATTAATTGTTTTTTCTTGACTACCAATAGCACCAGGGCCACTTTCATTAGGAGGCAAACAATCATTTAAAGAAATCTGTAAACCATACCCGGTTCTAATCCTAACAAAAGCTCGCTTTGCCTTATTGGTGGGCTGATGACTAGAACCAGCATCAGCACCTTTACGATCAGTGGGGCCTTGCTCATTTTCATTGTCAATCATTTCGATACTATGATTACTAGTGCTTCTTAATGTAATGCCTCGTTTCGGACCAGCCAAATCTTCCTTCACAGTATCATCATTTAATTCAATACTATTTCCAAGAGCAGAACGCAATCTAATATAATTTTCATCCCCACGAAGTCTAGACTCTTTCTCCTTATCGCTCATTTCAATAATGTGACCAGTTGCAGAAACCCAATTTGTTTTACCTGTATATAAATCCGTACAACCAAAATCAAAGGGCTCTATACTTTGTTCCCAATCAGGAATATTATTAGGCTCTTCCACGGAATCATCCATTCTAAAAGTATGACCAGAATGTGAAAGAATTTGAATCCCCGCCTGTTTTAAATCTACTTTATTATTCTGTCCGTCAGGCATTGAGCCAAGATACGGCCTTAATTCATTCGCATGTTTAAAATAAGGGTTTAAAGGAGACTCTTGATCATTAGTGGGAGCAGTAGTAGTATCGCATGTAGGTTTCTCAATTGGATTACCCTTATCATCATTACACTCATATTGTTGATGACTACTGGATCCTCCTTCGGTACTAGTATTGGGATTAGTACATTGAATAGCAGGATGTAAATTATCATCCTTAAAAACCATAAATCCACCACAACTAGATAATAATTCCATTCGTTTCCAACGATGATTACATTTGCTATTGCCATCCACCATCTTCAACATATGTTTTTGAGGTGTTTTAAACCCATAAATATTAGGCCAAGTCTGATTTTTTAAAAAATTAGGGTCCTTCTCATAATCAAAAGTAGTATCATAATCAAATGCGTTATAGCTTTCAGTATTCCAAGGAGGTAAAACCTGTGATTCATCATTTGCCCCAACCAAATAACCCTTACGATGCCCGTTATGTATTTTATAGTACTCGGTCATGTCGGGTCCCTTAAGTCCTCCTCCTCCGGTATCCACTGTAAATTTACTCTCTCCAAAAGCTCCTCGATCTCTACTCCATGTCGTACCAATATAAAACGCTGAACTACGATGCCCTCGTTCAAATAAAATAGCCAACATAGAGCCAGCAGGAGGAACCCAATTCAATCCACTATCATCAAAACCCCCCATGCTAGAAATCGGATAAGCCCAATTCAATTCTTCTAATGTAGCTCCGGGCTCACACATAAATGGGCTAAAAAATCGAACACGATTTTGACGTAATGGATCTAATGTATCCACACAAATGGCAAAATATAACCCAAAATGTTGTGTAGGCTGCTGAATAATTCTCCAAGTCTTCTTAAAAGAACTA